CCGCCAGTGCCGCCGCTGCCTCCAGCAAATGGCGTTGTTGAAGCCGTGCCGCCGCCGCCGCCAGAACCGCCGTTGGCGCCCGTCTGGTTGGTATCGGAGAATGCGCCACCGCCGCCGCCACCCGAGGCGGTCACGGACGAAAATATGCTGTTTCCGCCCGATGTGCCCTTGACAGAACCCGAGGCCGCACCGCCGCCGCCCGCCCCGACCGTAATCGTATATGATCCGGTTGTGACCGACAGCGAGCCCGTTAAAACCGCTCCTGCCCCGCCACCTCCGAAGCCGCCACCACCAGCGCCACCGGCTGCGACGAGGTACTCAACCGACCCGCTTCCGGTCACGACTAGCGTTCCGCCAGATGTAAACGTGTGGATGGTATAGCCACCGCTGGTGGTGATGGTGCCGCCGGTGGCAGAGAGGGCTTCGCCGGCAGATGCGGCACCAAAGCCGATTAGATTGTTTAATTGCAGCATCACGCGTCCGTTATCGCATCAGTGGTGAAATAAAGCGTCACGCCATGCAATCTCGCATCGATTGCCATGGTGTCCGAACCATCCGACGGAACGCGCTTGATTTGAAACACGACCCAATCTTCGGCCGCTGGTGTGCCCGCGATCGTGATAGCCGGCGTGGCACCGGAAACGTAAATATCGTTTGTCGTCCCGCCCGTGTCGGCAATCTGTTGCAACGTCCCGAATGCTGCATCTCCTGCGTCATCGTCAGACAGCGCAACACCTTCCAGAGCCCACACCACACCAAAGTTGGTCGTTGTCGAAGCGTGGCTCCACGTAAACGCAGCCGTAACAGTGCCTTCATTCCACGACTTCGGCATTCTAACAGAAAACTGGGCAAACTCCTGCGTAGTCGTGTCAAAATCAAGCGTTTTCAGCATCACTTTGTTTGTCGTGGTCTCGACGGTTCCCGCCGCGGCACCGTTGGTCGTGCGCGAGACCATCGCTGTTGCGGGTACGTAAATGACATGCAAGCCGGCGCCAAGGTCTGTCGCCGCGGCAGCAGTAAGCCCACCGGAGCTTGCCTTTTGAACAGCAGATCCCGTCGTTGCCGCGACGTAATCCGTGCCAGCCGCTGCGGCCGAGAGAACGCCGGACGTTGCCTTTAACAGACCTGATGTGGTCGCTCGCTTGAGCAGCTTTCCGGTGGTTCCGCTGTAAAGCGCAATCTCACTATCAATCGACGCGGCCGGTCCAACCACATCACCCGCGCCTGCACCATCCGTCCCCTTGTTGCCGGTGCGAACAAACAGTATCGACAGAACATCGCCGTTGGTGAATGTCGGCGGCGTGGCTGGGCTAACATAGGAGATCGTGAACCGCCCGTAGGTAGTCCCGTCAGTGATGCTTGAGGTGATGTTGAACACGCAGAACGTGTCTGGATCGCCGTTCTTCCTTACGACCAACGTCCCATAATGCGCAGTATTCGTCGAGTCGTCCCACGACTTGACAAAACTGTTGACATCAGGATTTCCGGCCTCGTCACTCTGATACGATATCGACAGTTCCGTTGCACTCGACAGCGTGGCATTATTGAAACGTAAATCCCCCGCTCCGGGGTCGGCTGCCGTCGTCGTTGAGCTGTCGAAAGTCCACTTGAGACCGCCGCCGTCTGCGCCAGCCGCTCCGTCCGCCCCGGTTCCGGCGATAACGAACTCAACAGCGAGACTATCGCTCGAGGAAAATGAGCCTGCCGCAGTCAAAACCGTAATCGGAATTGAGCGATAGCTGCCGGCGTCAGTAGGGGCCGCAGTGACCGACGCCACCAGCACATTGGCCGGTGCGCCGATCTTGGTAATCTTGACGATTGAATCCTCAGTCACCGCCGCAATGGTGCCAGATATATTAACGCTCCAACCGTCCGTTTCGCTGATGTAGATCGCGGTAGCCGAGGCAAGGGTGGCGTTGTTGACGCGAACCCTGCTCGTGCTTGGATCGGCAGCGGTCGTGCCGGTATCCCAGGCGTAGGGGAAGCCGAACACGCCGAGCGTTCCCGCCGCCAACGTGGACGAGGCATAAACGTCGAGATGGAAAGCGACGTTCTTGACGCGCACCTCGTCGCCGCCATCGCTTGCGGCGGTGCCTGACACGGTGACGGTGTGTGTGTGATTATATCCGTCCGTGAGTGCTGTCGCTATTGAGTTGAGCTGCCCGCCTGAGCCAGTGCTTGGGACCAGCCCTTGGAATACCGGCTTGTTGTACGGGTGTTGATGGTTATCATTCGCCGTTGTTCCCGACGCGGTTACCGTATGCGTGTGCGCCTTGTTCTGATCGGTTTGGGTCGATCCTGCCGCGCGTGCGCCGCTCGTATCGATCGCCGAGCTCGTCGCAGCAAAGCGCAGGAAGTAGCCGGCCGCCGGGGGAAGGTTGAACGTCGTTGAGGCCGAGCCCCACGGGTACGATATGCCAGACAAGTAGGTGTTAAGTTCAGGCCAATCCGCCTTATTGAGCGTCTGGGTCGTCTGAGTCAGCCGAATGTATCCCGTGGCCGGGGTTGGCGACATCGACAGGACGGGCGTGCCGATCTTGATCAGGCTTCCGGTGATGGATTGCGAGGTGAGGCTTGGCGCTGCGCCGCCCTCGATCTGGAAATCATCTGTTGACGCTCTATATACGACGCGCACCTTCTGGCCAGACACGATCTCGCCACCCGTCAGCGCCGAGCCATTTGCCGATTTGACCGGCTTAGCTCCGAGGCCGCTGACGTTCAGCGTCGTTGGACCTGTCGTCGTATGGTTTGCCGTGAAGGCAAGCACAAGCGCGTCAGTGTATGCGGTTATGGTCCGGTTGGGCGTGATCGTAAACACGTTAGAGGACCCACCGGCGGTCAACGATCCGTTCGTGTCTTTGTGATGCCGCGCCAGCAACCCCTCGAGTTCGCGGCCGGCATCGTTGACCTGCCGGAACTGCATGTTTTCGGGGAAGCGTGCGGTATTCGAATCGTCTGTCGTTGACAGGTCGTCGAGTTCGGCCATGAGCTGGTCTCGTTAGTAATCGGTTTCTGAGGGGAATTGCGAGCCGTAGTAGCCACCCAATGCGAAGGGCATGGCGAGGAATCCAGGCCTTCCCATAATGCGGTCGAGCAACTGCCGCTGGGCCTCGGGCGGGAGACCCTGCAAGCCTTCCAAGACGGGGCGGGTTTGGTTAGTTCGTTGCGTGATTTGTCCGGGCCGAACGGCCGGAGCACCCGCAGCAGCGTAGCGGGTGGCAAGTTCTGCGGTCATCTGCCCGGTCGGCGGCAGCGATTGACCTCCCGCTAGCAACTCGTCAATATATTGCCGTGATATTGGCGTATGCACTGATGGATCATACGGAGAGGGCGATGGGCTCCCAGGTTGCGGATTTGCAGGAACTTGAGGCGGCCTCGCTTGTATTGGCGGAGGATTTAGCTGTCCGCCTGCGGGACCTCCCAGCAGAGGCCCGCCTGCGGGTCCTGGCCCAACTCCGGGAAGACCTTGCGGCGCTCGGAGTGCTGCCGTCTCAGCCGCATACCCCTTATGGTACGTCTGAGCCCCAGCACCCACCGCACTAGAACCGATTTTAGCGGGGATGCCGCCCAACGCCGCGCCTTGAAACAGACGTCCCACAATACCGGGAAAGTCGGTGATCTCCCCCATAACCTGCTCTTTAAGGGGAGACCCAGGTAGCGCCCGCTGATAGTCAATTGCAAGCGGCGCAAGCTGGCTCAACTCGCCGATACCCATACCAACGCCAACCGCCGTACCAGTGCCGCCAATGCCTTGCGCTTGCCGGGCCGAGAATGCCGATCCCAACTCGTCTGCCAGCGCCGGGTTTGGCGCTTTGCCGGTCGCGGCCTTTCCCCATCTATTGGATAGGTCTGCCATTTCTTGGTTGTATAAGCGCGCGTAAGGTGCTTTGATCGCAGCCCCAGCTAAACCACTGGCCATCATTGCAGCAGGGGCAACATATGGCATATAATCGGCGTACAACTCTTTAACCGATGTATTGGCCCGCTTCTCCCGCGCGGCGTCGGCCTGCTCTTGCTCCATCTTTGACAGTTCAAGTCTGTATTCAGGAGAATTGAGCCGGTCTATATTGGCTATCTTCTGATCAAGACCCGTTTTTTGCGCTTCGAGCTGGCGTACTTCCGCGTCTGCGTCTGCCCATCTTGGATCCTTCTGAGGGCTCGGAACCCTGTTGCTCGGTCGCATCTGATCACGGCGCGCAACCGCCGCGTCGATGCGCTGCTGGAGCGTTGCGCGCTCTGTGTAGAGTTGCTGCGGGTCCATTGTCTGCGGTGTAGACGAGAGCTTATCACCCGCCTGCGATGGCACCCCGAACCCAAATGCACTAAGACCTCCCGCCATCAAGCCCGGTGCATAGCGAAAACCGCTCGCAATTAGCTTACCTCCAGGGCCAGCCAGAAACGGTAATAGGTCCATCAGGCCCGCTCTGTTTTCAGGCAACGGCACTTCCACGTCGAGCCCCGCAACCGTCTGGCGCATGCGTGCGCGGTCGCTTTGCGCTGCCGACAAGCCTCGATCTGCCATTGCAGAAAATTCCTCTTCCTGTGTAATGTGGAAACGCTCGCGCGCGGGGTAGTCACCGCCGAACGGCACGCCTTACCTGGATGAACTCAGGCTACTGTTTGACGCCGCCGCACGGCTGTTAACGGGTAGGGGCGCGGGCTCACTTCCCCGTGATCAACTGACCAGCACTGGACCCAGCAGCAACCGCAGGTGCGGCCATCAGCGCCTCGCCGCGATGAATGGCGGGCTGCATTCGGCGGATATCCTGCAGCGCGACATACAGCACGCGGGGATCGGTTTCCGTGACGATGCGCGCGATCTGCTCGGCGTTGCGCTCCGTCATCGCGCGCACCAGCCGGTTGACGACGGCGTTTCTCAATCCAGCAATTCCGCCCGTCGTCATTTCGGCGGCTATCCTGGGCAGCTCCCGCATGTCTTCTTGCGCTGCGAGCTTGTTGGCCGTGTTCGAGTTGCCGAACACGTCCGTAAAGATCTTTTTTAGGCGAGCCTCATCGTTGAGAACGCCTGTTACACCTTGGGCTGTTTCCTGCCCTGGCTGGTACGGGATGGGACGCCCCGCCACTTGGCCAGCTGCGGCGTTGTTCCTGGCTGCGATTGGCGCATTCGGCAGCGGAGCGCCCAGCGCCTCACGCATCGCCAATTGAGGCGCAGGACGAATCCCACCCGTCAACGGCTGCACCATGTTGCTTGGTATGCCGCCCGTATTTTCGACGTCATCCGCTAGCCGACGCAGCACGCCCTGCCCGAAATAGTCCCGCAATTCTTCCGCATGCTGCGGATGCCGCCGCTCAAGACGGCGTAATGTGTCAAGTGTATCGTCCTGATGTTGACCGCTTCGCAGGGCGTAGGCTCGGCCAAGATCCATCGCCTCTTCTCGCGCCATGTCTGATGCGAATTGCTGATCTGCCGCCCTAAACGCCGGGTTAGTTTGCCCGACCGCGTTGTTCACATCATCGCGCAATTGACGAATGGCATTCAGCGCCATTGGGTCAGGGTCAGCGCTGCGGCGGAGGGCTGTAACCATTTCCTCGAGCGAGCGGCGGGCTTGCTGGAACCGCTCCAGCGTATTCGTTCCCAGGTTCGTCGATCCGGGACGAACACCGGATAGCGTCATAACCGCTTGCTGAATGCGAGCACCTGTGTTGCCACCCATGCGTCCCGCATACAGAGCATAGCCATCGAGAATCGGCTGAATGTCGAACGGCTGTTCTTGGGCATACGCTGCGCCATAGTTCTGTTGCGCCGCCGTTCTCCGCGCCGCTTCTCTGTCGGCAAGTGCGCGCCTGAAATCCGTATCACCAAGCTGCCCCGCCAAGCGACCACTCATACGCTCTGGCGCTTGCTCCATTGTTGCGCCCATGTTGCGAAGCGCAATCTCCCGACCGCGCCCCGGCATGGTGGATATGCCCTGCATCATCGACGTTAGACCAGACCTTCCGGCTTCGCCGCCGCCAACCTCTTCCGACAGCCGCAGCATGTCCCGAGGGACCGGATTAGCGCGCCCAAAGCCGGCAGACCGAGTTCCGATCTGACGACTAGGTGATAGCGTGATCCCGTGATTGCGCTGAACAATGGCGGCAACCTCTGTCGCGGTACGGCCAGCATCAAGATTGCGCAGAATATCAGCCAGCACCTCCGGTTCCATTGCGCGCACTGCTGGCGTTGCATCGGCTGTCAGCTGTCCCAGCATTGCTGCGGGGTCGGTATCTTGCCGGCGCAGCGCTTGTTCTGTTTTGCGCAAGGCTGGCGCGATTTCATCGCCTCTCGCTGTATCGTAAAGATATCGCCCGCCAGCCCTTAGCCCGCCGCCAAGCGAGTACAGCAAGGGCGACGCCACGCCACCAACTGCCCCACCAACAATGCCACCAATCGCCGCTTTCGTGCCGCCCCGTACAAGATCGTCCGCAAGTCCGTTGCCTTTACTCTCGTATTCCCCAGCCGCCTCTGCCGCCCCCGACGCCGCCCCGATCGTCGCGCCCGTTCGTGCCACTTGTCCGAGTGTCATCCCTCCACGCGCCATCGCAGCAGTGCCTCCAAGAGGAACAGCCAAAGCGCCACCGAACTTGCCAGCCATATACGTTCTGGGATTGGCATCGGCGAGGTCTTTAGTCTTTGCGCGTGCCTCTTCCAGCGTCTTGCTATAATCACCACCAAACAGTGAATGAGCGGCAGCAATAGCTTCATCGCCCCACTCAAAAGTTGCCCCCTGATATGCGCCGCGCAAGAAACTGTCCGTCGCGCTGCGGTTCATTGCAGCATTCGTGTCTGCATCAGCGACGATGTAGCGCGCCATCAGTTAACCGCTCCCTGCAATAGCTTGCGCTTGGCTTCGCCTTGCATCATCTGCCGGCGCGAGACAAATTCTCCATTGAGAACCTTGCCCCATTGGCCTGTCTTGCTGTCGTAGACATCCTTTCCGTTTAAATCCGCACTCAACGTATCGACAGAGCGCGTTGCTTCGCCTGTCGGCGGCCGCATATCTTGCCGCGTTGGCGCTGCTGGAGATGCTGCCGTTTTTTCCTGTCGCGCTTTTTGCTCGCCTTCGAGTTTCGTTATCCACGACGGCACGTAGGTCGACTGTTCTGGGATTTTCTTAGACAGGACGTAGCGAACGGTCTCTATGCCTTGCCGCAAGTCTTCCGCACTCGTGGCAGACATCATGCCGGTATATGCGCGCTCAAGGGTTGCCTGCTCGCCCTCTGTCAACTGGCCAAGACCTCGCTGGGTTTCTCGTGCTTGAAGGACAATACTGTCGGCCATGCCCTTTAGCTTTAGCCGGTCGTTATAGGCTTGGTCCTGCCCATATCTCAGCACGTTGCGACCGAACCAAGAATCTAGCGTTGGCGATGCCGCCGCTTCAAGTCGAGAACCGCCAAGCGCGTTCCCGGCGCGGTCGAGCGTATCAAGAAGTCCCCACATATCCCGCGCGGCTTTCGTCGATTTCTCATCGCCGGCCTGTGTTTTTGACCGCTCAACAGCCAGCGTTTTCGCCGCTTCTCTTCCAGGAACCTGCGCGGCCTCTAGTGCCTTCTCATAAATCTCAAGCGCACCCTTGCTATCGCCGAGCTGCAATCGCGCAATAGCCAGCCGCTTCATGTTGTCATCAAATGCCGGCGCTGTTGGCTGGATCGCGTTTCCCGGTTGCGCTGTTGTCGGGGCCTGTGGGAGCGATGCTGTCTGCTGTGGCACAATCTGCGTGCCCGCCATCGGCGTCGACGTCTGCCCAAATGGCGGGGCCAAAGCCGATGGCGCGGATATTGAAGATGCCGGTGCCGCCTGCCCGCCAAACATTGGACTGAGCGCACCCATCATACGCTCAAGGTCCTTTGCCTTCATTTCTGATTCGTAGTCCTTAACGGCTTTGATCTTCTCAACCTCCGCCCTACGCGCCAGCTCTGAACCGTGCCGCTTCATTGCGTACTCTTGCAACGCAGAAAGGCCCGCTTCTGGCCCCATCACTTGAGCCAATCCAACCATGTCAGGCGGCAAATCCTTTAGCATCGGATGCGCCATGTTGGGCTGGCCACCTGCGAACATCGTATTCCAAGCCGCTTCCTGTCGCCTTTTCTGCTCCATCTGCTGACGAAGAGCGTTGTTGCGCAGCCCAGCAGTCTGCATCTGACTCGCCGCCTGCGAGCCCTGCATAAGCCCTTCCCCGATGTTGGGCGCACCGAGAACGCCGGCCCCCATCTGAAACAGTGGCGACGATACCCAATTATCGAGGCTAAACCCCTGCTGTGATTGCGGGTCGTATAGGGCCATTTCTGGGGCTCCTGCTGTCTGGTCTTTCGGCCCACCGAGCATCATCATCGGTTGTGCTGCGCTCATTCCGCCGCGCTTGGGCTGATAGTTGGCGGTCTTGGCGGGATCGGGCTGCGATGACGGTGGAACCGCGACCGGAAGTCCTCTGTCGTTCGGGTCTTGAACTGGCCCCCAGAAGTCGGGGTTAACCGCGGCGTGAGCCGGATCTGACTTGGCTAGGCGTTCGGGGAACCGAACGCCGTAAGATGCCGCGTTCTGGCGCATCCAATCGAGCGACGGCCCCGTGCCGAAATCAACCGCCTCGCCGCGCTGGTGCATGCTGCCGCCGACCGGAGCCGCATAGCCAGGAATGCCCCGCGAATAGTCTATAATCGATGCGGGCCTGCCGTTGACACGTTGCGATACGCTGTTGATCGCTCGAGCCTGGTCCGCCTCGGATCTGTAGCCCGACACAATGCGCGGGTCTTGGCCGGCTTCCTGCGCCGCCGCCATCAGCGCCCGAATGCGTGTGTTGAACTCGGGGAGTAGCCCCATCAGCGACCACCGAACGCGAGTGCTTGCATCTGCGGATTGTTCTGCATCGCCTGCACCATGCCAGCGCTGAGACCGCCCGTGCTGCCGCCCATTCCGCCGAACATTCCAGCCATGGGGCCCGATCCGCCGAACATTCCAGCCATGGGGCCCGATCCGCCGAACAGGCTCGCACCCATCAGGCCTGCACCGATTGCCGTCTGAACCGGGGTTTGCTGCTGTTGCTGCGTCGTCGTGCCCTGACTTGTCGAGGTCTGCCCCAACTGCGCCACCGGGTTCGTAAAGCCTTGGAACTCCCGCAAGGCGTTTGCGCCGCGGTCCTGGTCGAACTGATAGCGCGCCATCTGTTCGTCGATACCCCGCTGACTCTGGTCCTGCCGCATCTGGCCGACGTTGGCCAATCGTTCAAGGTCCGCATAGTCCTGATTGGCGAGCCCCGGCGCCATGCCGGCCGCTTGCATCTGGTTCGAGCGCTCTTTGCCGTAGTTCTGATAGGCGAGCTGCCCGATAGAATCGCCAAGCCCGCGTGATGCCGCCTGCACCACTTCGTTATTGCCCGTGCCGCGGCCAGCCTTGGCCCACTGCGACGTGATCGACGGCAGAACCTCAGATGTGATCCGGTCTGACATCTGCGAGAAGTACGGGTTCCCCGCGCTGAGATAGTTCCCGTTGAGCGTGTCGCCGACCATGCCCTGAGCGCCGCGAACCAAAGGCGAGCCAGCTTGCGCGCGGTTGGTCATTCCCGTTAGGGCCTGCTCGGTTTCCGGAGCGAAGTTGGCATACGTCTGGCCGGGGAAGAACTGCTGGTTTTGCCGCTGCGTGAACACGTCGTTAGCCGCCGACAGACCGCGATCAATGCTCGGTTGTGCCGGTGCGTAAGGGTCGGTTTTCTGCGTCTTGTTTTGGCTTTGCGTGGTCTTTGAGGTCGTCATAGCGCTTTGGCCACCGTGATCGTGATTTTTTCCCACCCGAAACGCTTTAACGCGCGCTCCCAACCAACCCTGCAGACGCTCTCAGTTCTCACGCACCCGTTGGCCTTGGCCCATGCTTCAATGGTGCTTAACAAGTGCAGCCAGTCCGCCATTCCCGTGCCGCCGAGGTAGGGGACGCCGCAGGTCTTGCCCGCTGCCGTGTCGTAGATCTCCGTTACCACCGCGCCGGCTGTCCCATCCCCGACCCTGATCGCCCATAACTGCATTTCGCGCGCTGCAATCTTCTCTCGGATGCGCTCGACACTTTGCACCGTGGCAACGGCTCGAGCCGCATCGTCGATAAACCCCACCAAATACGGCCAGACCCGATCAAGATGTCTTGCAGGGATCGGGACTAGCCTAGCGGATGAGGATAAGGTCGAAGGTTTCGGTTCCGCCAGCGCTGGCATGGGTAAGCGTGATTCCGGTTCCTGCGGTTCGGGCTGAAACATAGGGGCTCAATGCTGCCGCGGCTGAATTGGTCGGGGTCAGGCTGACGCGATGTTCTGCACTCATGCCAGTCCAAGCCACGCTTGTCGTCGTGCCGGCGGTCAGCGTGATCGTCCGCGTCGTGTAATCCTTGTAGCTTTCCCGCGTGAGAAGAAAGCTGAGGCGCTTGCAGAAGTCGTAAAGCTGCGGGCCTCCAGCGCCTGACGGGGATGGCCAAAGGTTTCTATTCGACATCAGCGGCCACCCGTCAGCACTGTAGTGTGATGCACGCCCTCGAGCCGCGTCCAACTAGCCCCCGTCGACACTTGCACGCGCGCCCTTACAAAACGCGCATCCATGCGTTGCGGACAAAACCCGGCCCGGTTGATGCTGGTTGCCTGCGTGTAGGCTACGGATGCGCCAGGAAGCGCACGCCGATAGCCAATCGATGCCGACACGTTCGACGCGTCGAAGTCACCCACGGGCCAGATTTCAGTCACCAGCGCACGTTTTCCAGCCGCTGGCTCGAATTCTCCCGTTTCAACGATGGCTTGGCGGTTCTCCCCGGTGAATGTGCCGATGCGGTGCGTCGTGGCACTCACGCCAGCAAGCAAACGCCGCTTTTCGTCGAACACGTTGCTGTCGATGTTGATCCCGTCGAGCGCTGTCGTGTCGAGGTCGTCGGATGGCTCGTAAATCTCGAAATTGTCGACGGTCAGAGCCTCAACCGGCATATCGGTAATCGTTTCGAGCGACACCTCGTCGTGCGTCCATCGCCCATCGGTCAGCGAGTAGATGAGCAGTTCCGAGATATTCGTGGCCGATCCAGCCGGGAAACCGAACACCACGAATTTGTTGATGGTGTCGACGCCTACCGCAACCTTGTGACGATAGCCGTAGTTGAGCCGGCGCTGGAAATAGTTGTCGACCTTGCCCGAACCGATGCCCCTCGAGCTGTTGCCGTCGAACACGTAAAACCCGTCATCGGCGCAGAAGAAAATGCTACCGCCAAAACGTGCCGTGGCGTGCGGCCCAATGGCCCCGCGCTTCGTCTCAACGGCATCCTGCCCGAAATCCCACGTCACAGGAGGCCCGACGAATACCGCCCGGCGTATCGCGCGCTCCTGGAAGATTGCCGCATATTCACCGCCAACGATGGCTTGAATTTTGCCCTGCGCCTGGTCGAGATCCTGCGTTCCTGCCTGCGTCGTCGTGCTCGGCGTCCACGTCGTGATGTTGTTGAACCCGCACCAGTACGCCGTGAAATCCTTACCCATCATCAGGAAGTCATTGATACGAGCAACACACGTCGCCTCGGGCGGGCTTCCCGCGAGATTGGCAAACGCCGTCGAGGTTCCCATTTGATAGACTTGCGGCACGGTCTCGCGCGCTACCGCGACAACGTAGTCACCAAACTGTTCGAACTGCCACCAATCGTCGGATGAAACCGTGTACCCGCCCACCTTGCTTACGTCCGTGGCAACGCGGGAAACGAGCGTGTAAAGCGCGTCCTGATCGCCTGCGAAAATCTGGCCATTGGCGAACCCGTCGTAAACGCCTTTCATGCCGAGGCACACGGCTGCGGTAGCCGCATCAGCGCCGGCATAGTCTGATATCGACTTGAACGGGGCGTAGTTGCCAGCGATCGAAACGACGCCTTTGGCCTCTAGCGCGGCATTCTTGCGGCTGGGCAGATCCGGCGTCCATTCACCGAATTGGATGGTGTCTGGCATCAGAGCACCCACGGCGCGATGCGCCCGGTGAACGCCTTAGCAGCCATGCGGCGCTTCAACGGATCGAGCGCCTCGGCCAGCGCATCGCGTGCAATCGACAGCCCTTCGCCATCGCGCAGGATATCACGATAGATAATCGCCTTGGCCTGGTTGCGGATCAGCGCCTCGCCGTCCGTCATCCAAGCGTTCGTGGAGCCGTCCGTGGTCAGCGTTCCGAGCTGAGCCAGCCCCGAAATCGTGCAGGCGTAGGAAGCATCAGGGATCGGGGAAAGCCTGATCTTGTCGCCGAACACGGCGTAGGCATAAGGCTGACCGGTGTACTGGCTCGCGTTGGCCTGCTCACGGTCCATCACGCCTTGTGTTTGCTGCTCGAGCGGATAGGGCTGGTTGGCATAGGTCAGTGTGAAGCTGTCGATTTCGATCAGGGTTTCACCTGAATCGATGGCCGTGCGGTCCGTGTTGGTGAGGTCCGACATGGCGTAGTATTCGGTATCTGCCACCGTAGTGAGCAGATACCGTTTTTCGTTGAAATGAAACCGCGTCGGAGCCCAAAGCGACAACGCCGTGGTTATGGCGTTGCCGATCTGAGATGAGAGGTCATCGCGGACCAATTCATCCGCGATGCGCGTTTTCATAGCCCCGAGTGTGCTCATCAGGCGTACAGAGCCGGGTTCGGGATGTACTCTATCCAGACGAAGCCGGCACCCGTTGTTGCCGCCGTACCGGACATCGCAAGCGTTGCCGTGATGGTCGTGTCGCTGGTGACATAGGCGTCATTGCTGGTCGCCATTTCGTCAACCACGATCACGCCGACCGTACCCAACGCAAGATCGGTTGCAAAACCATCGTCGTCAGCGGACGTGCCGATGTCGAGCAGGTTGGTTGTCGCTGCGTTGAACACGGTGGTCACGCACACACCACCGCGAAGCACAAGCGACCCGGACGGAATCACGCCGAGCGTGTAAACCTTGCCGGTAAGGTCGGCGTAGCTGATCGGAACACGAAGAAAATGCACCGCGGGCAAGCGGAGATCAGTTGCAGGAGTAGCCATTGGATGTGATCCCCTCTGTTAGTGCGCGACAGCGTAGGTCGACATGGTGATCGTTCCGAAGTCGACGGAATTGAATACCGCCTTCTTGAGACCGCCGATGCAGCCGGCTTTGACGCCAAGTTGGTTGCCGTAGTCGAAAAGTTCTTCGTACCAGTCGAACTCCTTGAACGAGTGGCCCTGGCCAAAGCCCATCACGGCAGACTGTGCGCCGCACAGAACGGCACGACGCGTGCTCGTCTGCGCTGCACCCGTGGACGAGTGCACGCCCTGCGTTACGCGGATCGATTCATGCAAGATCGCGCCGTTGTAGACGCCGAGAGCGCCGGTGAAGATCGGGTTTTCGGCAACCTTGCCGCCGGTCATCGCCGCTTTCTGGATGTCGAGCCACTGGCCGGTACTGGTCGTGGTGCGCAGATCCGTGACCTGATACGGATGCAGGAACACGACGTAGTGCTTGCCACCGTTGATGTTGATCGGACGGATGAGCGGGGTCGCCACCTTGGCGGCCTCGATCGCGTTGTCGATCATGGTCAACGTCATCTTCGACGAGGACGATGCGTTGACGGTCTGGTCGTCGGAACCGGTGGCGAAGATCTTACGGCCGGCAGACGGCGCGGTTGGCGCATTGTTGCCGGTGTAGCGCGTGTCAGACTGCGTGGTGTAGCCGCAGATCTGGTTGAAAAACCACGTATCCATGCGATCCGACCACCAGTCGCGAAGGCCGCTCATGGCCTCCTCACGAACCGAGAACGGGATGCGCTGCTCGCTCATCTTGCCAGAACTGCGCACGGCATGGCGAAGCTGGTTGATGAGGAAGTCGTCGGTATAGGTCGTCAGCGCCTCTTCGTTGCCCTCGAGGGTGCCGTCTCCCTGAATACCGTCGCCGGTCAACTGCATGCGCAGCGTGACGCGAACACGGTCACCTGGCCCCTTCTTGGTGTCGTTGCGAAGTTGAATCACCGAGTCGTCGGACTCGCCGATGAACTTCTGCATGTACGTGGCCTTCAGGGCTTCGCGAGCGAGCCTGCGCGACCACAGCTTAACGGCCTCATTGGCGTTAACGCCGTAGTTAGTGACTGCCATCTGGTGGCGTCCTTTCTGTGTGGCTTGTTGGGGATAGTGCGCGGTGCTCTGCTCTTAACGCCGGCAGGCTGGCAGCATCGATTGCGGCTCGACGGGGCCGAAAGTTTCAAACGCAAGGCAACGGAAGGGTAAGAACGGGTTGCGGCCCCGCTTAGCCGAGTAGTCCGGCCTTCTGCATACGCTTGAATTCCTTGTCGGCCCGGTCGGGGTCGTCGAGGTACAACTGTGCCAGGTCGTCAGGGCTCATCACGTTGTTAGAGCCGCCGCCGCCACCTGAGAGAGACTTTGCCGCCTGCATGCCAGCCTTGGCCGCAGAAATCGGCGTAGCCTGTGCTGTGGCTTTCTTGAGGATCTGCGGCGCTTGTGCCGGCTTCGACTGATAGCCGCGCTGCTGTGCAAGCTGGTAGTACAGTTGCGCGGGCGAAACACCCATCTGCATCGCTTGCCGAGCCACCTGAACCCGGTCGTTGTTGAGGATGGCTATGCGCAGATCTGCTGCCGACTTGTAGCCTTGCTGCTCGGCGTATGCCTGCGCCGTGTCGGGGATCATCAGTTCCAATTCTTTGACACGGTTCGCCTCGAGGTATTCGACGGCAGGGTCATAGTCGGGATTGCTCGCCCGCATTTCCTGCTCGGCGCGCTGCACTTCGCCCCAGAACCGTTGTTCGTGCTGCGCCTTCTGGAATTGCTCGACGGTCTGTTGCGTGCCCTGCGTGAGACGCTGAATATGCGCTTCCTGTTCGGCAATCTTGTGCTGGAAATACCCGATCGGATCCTCTTCCAGCGTCGGCACCTTGGGCGCTTCGGCCTGGGGCTGGGCCTGACGCTGCGCCAGCACTTGACGAAGCACCTGCTCCATCTGCTGGGCACGTTCGGCCAGCTGCTTGCGGGTGCCGCGTTCCTCGCCTAGTGCGCCCTGAAGCTGCTTGTAGCGCTTGTCCAGTTCCTCATACGGGATCGGTGCCGCTGCCTTCTCGGCTTCGGTCTTTTCCGATTCCGGCTCTTCCTTGGCCGGTTCCGCTTCGGCTGCGGCTTCTACCTCGGCTTCATCGCCTCCCTCGTCTGACACCTCTTTTTCAAGGTCAGCCCATGCGGCGGCTTCGGCTGCGTCTGGTGCGTCGGCAACAATCGTTTCTTGGCGGTCAGTCACTGGTTAAACCCCGGCGGTTGTTGAGGCTGTAATGTCTGCTCATAGACTTGACGTGCGGCTTGGGCGGCGCGGGCCTGATTGAGAATGGCCTGCGTTTCATCCTTGCCGGCGGTCGCGGCTTCCTTACGCAGCGCCAATTGCTGGCTTGCTTGCTGCATCTGCTGTTGTGCCGGATCGGGCTGGCCTGCCTTCTCCAACGCTTGGCCGATCTTTGCCGATACGCTCGACGGCAGCGGCGAGTAGCGCAGGAACTCGGTCCAGACTTCCATCGGCACGGGCTGCTTGGTCAGGATCGGGAGCATTTGGGTCATCATTCCCCAAACGGCTTCCTTCTGATTGGCGGACATCGGAGCTTCATCGACAATCACATCGTACTTGGCGGTATCGGCCTGCTTGGTCAGCGGAGCGTATTGCTCGTTACCCTCGCCGCCAGCGATGCGGATCAATCGGCCGTCGCTGATGAACTCCTGAATGAAGTGGAGCATCACGCGGCCTTGCATCTTGCGATACCGGCGAAGGCTGTCGAAGAACACGGCCAGGATCGCGTATCCGGCCTGCTTGCGTTGCGCTTCCAAAACGCCGGCTTGCTCTTTCTGCACCAGCCCCAACAGCTCGAGGTTGATGCCGGTAACCTGTGGCATGCTGCCCACTGCGAACTCGAGCAGCCTGTCGAGACCTTGCGGATACGCCTTCGCTTCACGCTCTTTGATCGCACCACGGCCGAGCGAGCCCGACTTGACTTCGATCATCCCGTCCGGCTTCGACCAGTCTTCCATGGCCTTGCGCGGGTTCTCGAAAGCGTCCTTTTCGTACAGAACGCCGCCCTTGCTCGACGTGTTCAGGATGTGGAGGATCTGCGAAAGCCATTTGTTGGCCCACATCTGCGGGTCCATCATGGCACGCACGATGCCGTACCACGTACCGTTATTGCGATCCCGCTTGCCGGTGATGGCCTTAAATGTGAAATCGTTGCAGGTGATCGGGCTCTTAGGCTCTAGCAGCACGTCGCCGCACACGAACGCCTGGTAGTATTTGCGGATCTTGAGCTTGACCGCTTCCGGCGGTTGCATTTTGATTTCGAGGTACTGCAGAATGGTTTGTTTGTATTGCTCGGGGCTCATCGTGGCCGTTTGGCCAGACTGCTCATCGCTGATCTTGTAGGCGTCCTCCAGCTCCCACCACTGGAAATGCTTGATCCAGACCTTGCCCTTGTTCTGGTCTTCGCCGGTTACTTCCGGGTCACCGTTCTCGTAATCATCGCCCGGTCCCGTCTGTCCACGGCCCATGCCGGAATCCATATCAGCACCATCGCTGCCGGCTTCCGAAATCTTCGATTTCCACTCTTTGGGCAGCTCAGAGCGCGGACGGAAGCGACCACGGTAGCAATACCGCATGTCCGCCATGTTGCGCTTGCGGGCGCTTGGATCGGACCACATCTCGAACGGGTCGACACGATCGATACGAATAGTCCCCTCTGGATCGATCTCGTAATCCATGCGGGTTTCGGTCCAACCGATACCGCATACGATCACATCACCGAACGCATCCGATTCCTCGTCCTCGGCATCGCACAGATCGCGCGCCCAATCGTTGGCGCTGCTGATCAGTTCGTTGACCTTTACGTCGCCAACCTCACGAGGAACGAAGCGCACTTCCTGCCGGTTGAGGATTTCAGCGCCGAGCACAGCGTCGACCATAGGCCCCGTGCGGTTGAACACGATGGGCTGGCGCATCTGGTCTAGTAGCGCGGTCTTGTCGTCCTGGCTCCACTGATGGCCAGCAACGAAGTCATAGCAGCGGCGCGATTCCGTGCGCCACGTCGACCAATGCGAGCGGGCCTGACTCTCCCATTCCTTGAGCTTGCGTAGAAGCTCTTCGTCTTCGTGCTCCTGCCCTTCCGGGTCTTCGTGCTCTTTGGTGTCGTCGGGAGCTGTCGACAGCTCCTCGTCGTCGTCGCTCATGCCGCCCACGCGCTGCCCCCTCCGCGACGGCGGTTGTAACGCTCACGCGGCTTCTCAATCGGGTGATGCGTGGTTGCAAAGCGCAACATCATAACGGCGTAGCGCGTAGCACTCATGAGGTCGTCACGTTCCTTTACGATCAAGCCATCGACACGATGGTAGAGGCGGAATTCTTCGAACCAGTCGTTCATGTTCCGAAACACCTTGAAGCGGCTGGTACTCATGCGCTCGAGCATGTCCATCAAACCGGCTTCGACACCGTTTCCGCCCTCGGCGTGCTCGGCGCGGTCGGGCAGCATGTTGACGCCGTGGGTCTTGTACTGCTCTTTCAGTTGCTCGCCTGAACCCTTGTCGCGAGTCAGACCGTCATGCGGCCAAGCGCAGGGAATCCAGTTACCCCAGCTTTTGATCTGCACCGCATGGATGGGCGGGATTTCGCCTTTGATGCGGTAGCAGTGCGTCACGTACACCGTGTCTGAATCCCGATCCCAGGCGCAGCGCACAGCGGCGAACGGATGGTCAATACCGAAGTCAACGCCGACGATCTGAGGCCAGAAATCAGGGATCGGCAGCGGGTCGACGGCTATCAGTTCCTCGGCAATCGGAAACACGCGGCCAGATCCCATCGTGGGAATACCTTTGGCGCGGGCTTCGCGTTCGTGCGCGGGATAGCTCGCAATGATGCGTGCCTTTTCCTCGGCGCTGTAGTGCTCCACATCGTCAATGGTCATTGAAGTGACGTGGCGAGACAATTTATTCCTCGTGGTGTGGTGTCAGCCCGGGGATCGGCGACACTTTCAGGAATCAGATTTCTCAGCGAGCAGGAACATCGAAACGACTTCGCTCATGCCAAGCAATGGCGTGAACGTGATGTAAGCGAACTGGCTACGCTGGCCTCGGTTGGTTCGCGTCAGCCCTTCCGTGTAGATGTCGAGCGGCGGTTCCTCATCGAACCACACAGCATCAATGGTCGGCCCCTGCCACTTTTCGCGGCCCTTCTCATAGGCTTTGAAGTACACGATGGACTCGCCGGCCTGTACATCGCCGCCGCCACCATGGCGAACGATGTAGTTGTCGAGCAGGTTCGGGACACCCATCGCACGGTCGAAATCAAGCAAGCATTCCTTTGGAATTGTCCCGGTTCCCCAATCGTCTTGGCGGGGCGGGTTTCCGATCAGAACGCGTTGCGGGTTGTCCCGTGTACTCTCGCCGGTTACGCCAGAAGCCCAGATGATCGGGGCTTTGTTGAACGTCGCGCCCCTCCACCAGTCAGGATAGCGGCCGGTGAGATGCATTGCAGTCTCAAAACCACCGGCCCACGTCTTGCCGAGCTGGTTGCCGGCCATGAACAAGCGTTCGTGATGCTCTGCGCCGGCTTCGTGGAACTCCCGCTGCTTAGTGTACGGGGCGTAACCCTTGAGCCGGTTCTGTGCTTTCCGCTTCGATTGCTCCTGCTCGAGCAATTTCAGCAGCGCAGGTATTCGCGAGGGATCTAAGGGCAGCGAGGCTAGCAGCGAGTTCGGCGTCATCTATCTCTGCCAGGTTGTCGATTTTGACGTTGACATCTCGCGGCAGCAGACCAGCAACCACCTTCAAGAACTCGTGGGGTCGCTCTTCGACAACCTTGGCGATGGCTTCCGCGCCTTTTGTCTTCCATGCCGCGTGCATGTCCTCAAGGAACGCTTCGCTGATCTTGTGCCGCGTTCCCTTGGCCTTTCCAGCGGGATTGCCTGATTGGCCAGGCTGGAAAGGCTTGAGGTTGGCAAGGCTTCTCTGTTTTGCCTCTGCATTTGCAGTGGTTTCGTCACTCATTGTTTCACAGGTTGTTTCACGTGGAACCGTTCAGCACTTGTTGCCCTTCGGCATGGTCTTTGGTCCACTGCCCTGGGGCTTGGGTTTCGGCTTGCTTGCCATGGTGCTGGTTCCTATCGGTTGAGGGCTTCGATAAGTGCCCTAGTGGCGATGAGCCAATCCTTGGGCATCAGGTCGAGATGTTGGGTGAGAGCCTTGTCGACTTGGTAGCGGTCCTGATCTGGAAGGGTTGCGTAGTCTTCCAGTAGGGATTCGAGAGCGCCGCAGAAACGAGAGCGGGCGGGCTTCGGTGGCCTGCCACGCTTAGGTTCTGTGTCTGTCGTTGTCATGCTGCGAGCTTCAAACGGGCGGCTTCAATAAGGGAACGGCTACCGTCGATCACGGTTGGCCTGGGCGAGGTTATGCGGGGCTTTGCCGGGGTCTCGTCTTCCTCACGGCGATAAAGGCCCATCATGAAAAAGCTAAGCGCGGGAAGGATCACAGGCATCAGAGCAAGACCAATTGTGTTCTCTTGCTCCACGACTTCTTTCAGGAGGGGGGACGCTTCGACTTGGCCGGACGTGACGAGCGATGCCAGCTTGAACAGCGTGGTGTTCTGGTGACTGACGATGGACGGCTTGTGCTCGACGGCTGCGGCCTTCTCTTTGTAATTGGCGATCACAGCCTTGGTGGCTTCGATCTTCTTTGTGGTTTCGTCCACGCGCTCGAGCACGGCGATGCGGCTGGCAACGTCGTCGCGCTCTTGGGTGCGAACGAGGCACTTGGCCTTGCAGCCGCCGCGTGAGGCTTCCTGATCGATTGCAAGATTGAGGCTGGATAGCTTGGCCCGCAGAGCGTCGGCCGTCACAGTGGTAGCCCATCCGTTGGCCTTCTGCAGATCAGCGAGGCGGCTTTCAAACAGCGCGAGGGTGGCCTTGGCCTTCTCCACGTCGTCTCTGCCATCGTCGTACTTGGTCTGCTGTAGGTTGGCGGTCTCTACGTTGATGCCACGGAATCCGGCGGTGTAGGCTATGTGGCTTTTGGATTCCTGCCAGAACAGGGGGACGGAAACGAGCGCAAGGCCGATAGCCACGCCCTTCATACCTTGCCGCCAGTGCTTATAGGCTTCCTCGATGATGAACGCCGTTGCAAAGGTCAACGCGCCCATGATCAAGCCATGCTTGAAAGAGACCTGGGAGCCGTAGTCGTAAGCCATGCCCATCGAGCAAGCCAGCGTGATCAGGCCGGCCCACATCCAGAACCGTCCGGTTGCGGTAAGGTCGCCGAACCTTTCGCGAAGTAATGCTTTCATGGCGTTCTCTCCAGAGTTTCAAGGAGCTCATACGCTCACGGATGCGGGCGGCGACTTCAGAAGGTGACATAGGTGGACGCATTGTTGGTCCAGCCGTTAACGCCGCTGTGCGTATGCGTGCGGTTTTGAACCGTCACTGTATGGGTGTGCGGTGGACCAACGCTGCACCAGCTATGCGTGTGGTCCCCGCTCGTGCCGGTGTAGATGTACTGAGACGGAAGCGCTGGCGGCATGGGCGGGGGAACTACTGCACCGGCCACAGGCACCGCCGCAGCTTTCACAAGCTCAGCGGCCACGGCTGGGGCTGCAACAGCGGCGGGCACGGCGGCAAACAGGCGGCGGAGAAAGCTGCGGCGGTGCATGGGCTATCCTACTTGCTTAGGCAAAAATACGTGATCGCGAAGCATGCGGCCACCTCTGCGGCAGTCTTGGCGTCAACTGAAAAGCCGGTGCCGATGATCTTCCAAATGGCAAAGCCACCCAGCAAAAGGGCCATCACGGCGAGTAGGGCGCGAATGATGCCCATGAGCTGCGAGACGAGTTGATCTGCGTTCACCAGTCAGGCTCCGCTAGGTAATTACCGGCGATGATGCCGATGATGAGAACGACCAACCACGTTCCGAGGATTGCAGCGGTCAATTGGGGCCGTCGTATTCTCGCTCGTACCGATCGACGGCGCGGTTGATCATGCGGAGCGCAATGCAAGCGGCAGCGAGAACGGCAACGGTGACGATGAACTCGAGCATCAGAACTTGTACCGCAGGCCCACACGGGCGTTCACGTCGTCTTTGGTGGCCGTGCCAAACTTGCTGGCGGCCCATGTGCCTTCAGTAAAAATGGAAATCTTCGGGTTAATGATGTTGAGGGAGAGCTCAGCGCCGCCACCGAGACCGAGCTGGCCGGCGTCCTTGATCTTCCACTCAGGAACCTTCCACTCGGCCAGGCCATAAATCACAGCACCGTTGTTGATCGCGATGCCGAGCTTGGCGAAGATGCTGCCGGCCGCAGTGCCAGCGCCGTCTTTCCAGTCGCCACGAATGCCACCACCGAGAACCATGTTTGCAAGGGTGAGGTCGCAACCGCCACCAATACCGACGTTGGCTTGCCGATCAGCACGGAGGAACGTGCCGGCAACGCTGGTCTCGACGTAGCAGCGGGCGGGGCTGGCACCTTTCAAAGCAATGATGTCTTCGAACGTGGCAGGCTTGCCGAGGTCTGCGGCGGCAGATCTGCACCCAGACAAGGCAAGAAGAATGGCGGCAAATACCAGTGCTTTCCGCATGTTCTAGCCTTTCTGTTGGGTTGGGCTGAGCGCGATTGATCTACGCAATAATTCGCGTTCGATCATTTCCAGGGCCATAGCCTCGCCAATGGTTTTCCCGGCGTTAGGACCGTCAATAATCTTTGCAGAAAGAATGCCGTGTCCTGACTTTCGTGCTCCAACGGACACATCATTTCTCGCTTCGAGCAGGTCTTCGTCTGACATTTGCTCCACGGTTTGCGTCATGTGGCGTTCAGCATCCTGGTGTTAGGTTCCCTGCGTGTCGGCGGTGCATGCAGTGGAGCGCGGGTTTGTGTTGCCGCCGCAGGGAATAGGTATCGCGTAGCGCGTGTGTGAGTGGCGTAACGCAAAGCGGGCGGCCCTGGTGTGGACCGCCTTTGTGCTTCGGGCGCAATAATGGTTTCGTGGGGAAATCGATTCCCCTGGGGTGCCTACGCTTCGTCGCCGCAGCGGTACAAATCGGCACTCGTCCGTGAACTCTTATGCGCGAATTCGGCCACAATGTCTAGTGGGTCAACCAGGGTCGATGCGGATAAGGCTTGTGGTTTGCACACAGAACTTGCGGCCCAGGCTTTCGACGAGCCACTGACGACGCCCCCGCCTTTCGACGAGTTTTCCAACACTGCCCGCGAACGGACCGGCCGTCACCCGCACGTCGTCTTTAAGTTCCCATGGCTTTTCAGCCGGCAAGGGCTGGGGGCGGCTTCCATAGAGATTGATGATCTGGCGGTTTGGGATCTCGGCCAGAACGCCCATGGCGTGCTTGGTGAAGGCTGGCAGCGCGTTCGTGAACACGAAGTTGGCCGTCACCTCCTTTGTGACCCGATGGCGCGTGACGTGGGCCTTGGAGCCCTCACGGCGCAATTCGCTGACGAGCTTTCCCCTGGATGCGCAGCGAGGGGCTACGGCAAGCGAGTGACCCGGCCTGGCCTTCCTCGGCGGCACGTTGCGGGTGCGGACGGTGAGAACGTCCTTGCCGTAGCGCTGAACGAGTTCGGTTTCGATGCTCATGATGTGTAGTCCTATGCGGGACGCGCACGCTTAGGCGGTTCACTTGGCTGGTTTGGCCCCCGTGACTTTGCCTTTCTTCCGGCGCTGAGCCGCTTTGACGTGAGGCAGCGCCGGCGGGGGAGTGATCACCAGCTTGCCGTCTACAATCTTGGCGTTGGCCAGCTTGGTCTTGTGTCCTGTAGAGGTGAGGGGAACGCCCATGTGAGTTCCGGGTTTGAGTGCCATGGCGATTACCTCCGCTTGGCGTCGTTGATCGTGATAGGCCCTGTCTCTGCGGTAGAGGGCTATGCGCTCTTGGGCTGCTAGGGTCATGCTGCTTTCCTCAGCTTTGCCCTTATCTCAGCCCTTGCAATTCTTCGAAGCTCTGCCCCACGTCCGTTGACTGGTGTGGACATCTGCAAAGCCTTGAGAGCGATCGTAAGCATTAAGGCGTGGTCAATGTCGGTTTCGGATTTAATGTCCAAGAGGTAGTCCATGCCGGCGCGGTGGGGGTTCATGCTGGCACCTCATCGTGAAGCCAGATCAAAACGACGGCATCGCCCTCGGTTCCCCATACCTGCCAGCCCTTGGCGATGTACTCTCTGGCCATGTCGAGAGGCACGCGCTTGTGCCAGTGGTTTTCGTAGCTCATAACTTGCCCCTCATCTTAAGAGCGGTCTGTGCGAACGCTAAACGCTCGGCAGCTTCGCGGGCCAATCCTTCGCAGTATTCGAGGAAGGCAGCGCGTTCTTCGTACCAGTCTCGAAGATCATCGTTGAACACGTCGGGGTTCATGCCGAGCCCTCGACTTTAGCGGCGTAGAGCGCAAAGATTTTCTCATCGTCTTTGATCGCATCGCCGTGACATTTGCAGGCATCTATCCACAGATCGGGCGGGTTTCCCGCCTCAATT